AACAACAACAGGTAATACAGGACGTGGTATGAGTATTTCATTACTATACTGTGACGAGTTTGCATTTGTGCAACCCAACATTGCAGAAGAGTTTTGGACATCGATATCGCCTACACTAGCAACAGGTGGTCGTGCTATTATTACTAGCACACCAAACAGTGATGAAGATACGTTTGCTACTATCTGGAAACAGGCAGAACAAAAGTTTGATGAATACGGCAACGAACAAGATGTAGGTATAAACGGATTTCATAGTTTTATTGCAGAGTGGCATGAACATCCAGACAGAGATGAAGAGTGGAAGAAAGAAGAAATAGGACGTATTGGCGAAGAAAAGTTTAGACGTGAATACGGCTGCGAGTTTTTGATCTTTGACGAAACACTTATCAACAGTATCAAACTAGCAACAATGTCAGGTGTTAGTCCTGTTATTAATATGGGTCAAGTACGATGGTATAAAAAACCTAACCCAAAAAGATCATATGTAGTAGCACTTGATCCTAGTATGGGCACTGGTGGAGATTATGCTGCAATACAAATCGTAGAACTTCCTGGATATGAACAAGTAGGAGAATGGCAACATAATCTTACAGCTATACCGGGGCAAGTTAGAGTACTTGCTGACGTATGCAAATATATCGAAACAGAAACAAAATCTACTAACAACATATACTGGAGTGTGGAAAACAATGGAATAGGTGAAGCATGTTTGCTTGTTATCAATGACTTTGGTGAAGAGAATATTCCAGGATTGTTTATAAGTGAGCCTATGAAAAAAGGACACGTAAGAAAGTTTCGTAAGGGATTTAATACAACACACAGCAGTAAAACTACAGCATGTGCTAGACTTAAAACAATGGTTGAGAGTAACAAACTTACTTTAAACAGCAAAGCATTGATTAGTGAACTAAAAGCATACATTGCATCAGGTAGTAGTTTTCAAGCAAAGCCCGGACACCATGATGATCTAGTTAGTAGTTTATTATTAACATTACGAATTATGAGTGTAATGAAAGACTGGGATCCAACAGTGTATGAAACATTTAATCAGATTGAAGCAGATGAGGATTATGAAATGCCAATGCCGATCTTTGTTAGTAGCAGTTATTGATAAATAGTATACAATGAGAAATTTAGATACAGTAGCAGAACAACTTTTTAATGAGATTAGAGGCCGTTATTCCAGCGTTACTACAGGTGACGCAGAAGGAAATTTAACAAGTGCTCCTAGTCTTGCAAGATTTTACGAATTTGATTTTAAAAGTCAAAACACTAACTTGGGTAAAGTAAGCGTTTCACTAGATGAAAAATCTGGCGTAACTATAATGTACAACAAAGACTTTACAGAAGAAGTTGGAGATGAAGAAACTAAAGACTGGTTTAACTTTTTAAAACAAATGCGAATGTTTTCAAAAAAACGTTTATTAAATTTTGAAGTTAGAGATATTAACAGAACTAACTTTACAAAAAGAGATTATGCAAGCATGGCAGTAAATCGCGGAGAAACACAAATGGCAGAGTCAAAAATGTATGGCACTCACAAAACTAGCTTTCAAAAGTTTGGAAGTGCTAAACTTTCAATAAAACACACAGGTAATATTATCGAAGGTGAAAGTAGAAATAAAAAGATAGGATCTCTTTTTATTGAAAACTCACAAGGTGAAAAATTTAAATATCCGTTTAAACATCTTAGTGGTGCAAGAGCAATGGCTATTCATGTTAGTGAAGGTGGTCATCCTTACGATGACTTTGGCAAACATATTACAAGCCTAAGTGAAGAACTTTCAAATCTCCGCAAGTTCAAAACTTACATGGGTCGTAGTAGTGTAATGGCTGAAAGTCTAGCAGAACATATGGGTACAGTAAATGAACGTATTACTACAGTCAAGAAACGAATACAAACATTACAAAAACCTACAATGTACAAAGAAGCACTTGAAGAATTTGTAGTTATAGAAGAATCTGAAGTTCCTGCTGATGTTGCTAGTAACTGGATTGATCAACTTACTATCAAACAGTTTAATGAAGATTTAAAAGATGTATTTCCGTATATCTATAAACTAGTAGGCGAAGCAACACAAGCAGACGAACTACACTTTGATGATTTGATTGCAGAAGCTGATGCACCTGCAACATCGCTTCGTCCACGTGCAAGACCACAAGTTTATGATACACCAGCACAAGCAGTTCAAGCTGCTGAAGAAGAAATGTCAGCACAGCCGGGTCAAGTTAAAACACGATTTGAAAAAGGCGAAGATTATACCATACATCCAGTACAAGGTGGATTTGTTTACAAGTTAGCACCAACTGTTGATATCGGCGCAAGTCCAACAACACCAGGTGCAACTAGAGGCACAGGTATGAATACCGAATCAGCTATTGATGCAGCATTTGATAAAATGTTAGGTCAGTTTTCAGATAACTTTAGTGCGCAAGTAGAAGGTGAAATGCGTTGGAAACAAACTTCAATGGATCCAGAACTTGCAATAGCAAAGTTTGGTAAAGAAAATGTAAAAATCAAAAAAGGCGGTCTACGCAATGGCGACGATATGGTATCAGTATTAACTGATGATGATACTGACGAAGGCAACGCATATGCACACGCTGTAAGAAAAGCCAAAATGAATGGCGCAGAACCAGGCGACGAAATAGATCATCCAGATTCGGACGAAGATGATATTGTAATCGAAAAAGAAAAAACACCATTAGGCGAGTTTATACTAAGTTACTACGATAGGCAACAAGGTGTATTTCCAAAAGGCGAAACTGCTGTGTTAACAATGGTTGAAAAATCATATGGTGATAAATTCATCAAACCAGCAAGTCAGTTCATAGAACGTCTAGGTCAAGTATTTGAAAAATACCAGGCACGTAAGATGTCAGACTTTACAAGAATTCAGGAGTTGGCTGGTTTAAAATAATCAGCTAACTTCTAATAAAACTTGTCATTTTATACTTGACAAGTCATAACTAACAGTGTAGTATGTAATAGTGCTACACACAAACAGGCACAAGAGCAACATTGGTTGTTCTAACATAGGCATAACATATAGGAGAAAAGGCACTATGGCATCATTAGCAGAAATTCGAGCAAAGCTCAAAGAACAAGAAGCCGGCGCAGGCGGTCAACGCACAGGCGGTGGCGACAACGCAATTTACCCATTTTGGAATATGAAAGAAGGCGAGCAAGCAACGCTACGTTTCCTTCCTGATGGCGATCAAGACAACACTTTCTTTTGGAAAGAACGTTTGATGATCAAACTTCCTTTTGCAGGCGTAAAAGGTGAAACTGATTCACGTCCAGTACAAGTACAAGTTCCATGTATGGAAATGTATGGCGAATCATGTCCAATCCTACAAGAAGTACGTGGGTGGTTTAAAGATGCAAGTCTTGAAGACATGGGTCGTAAGTATTGGAAGAAACGTTCGTATATTTTCCAAGGATTTGTAACAGAAGATCCACTCAAAGAAGATTCACCAGAAAATCCAATCCGTCGCTTTATTATTGGACCACAAATTTTCCAACTAATCAAAGCAGCACTTATGGACCCAGATATGGAAGAACTACCAACTGACTATACAGCTGGTGTAGACTTCCGTTTGTCAAAAGGATCAAAAGGTGGATACGCTGATTATGGTGCAAGTAACTGGTCACGTAGAGACCGTCCACTAGGTGATCAAGAGATGGCAGCAGTGAACACACACGGCTTGTTTAATCTCAATGATTTCCTTCCTAAAAAACCAGACGAAGCTGGTGTTAAGATCTTAACAGAAATGTTTGAAGCGTCAGTAGACGGTGAAGCATATGATGCAGATCGTTGGAGCAACTATTTCCGTCCAAGCGGCATGGCTGCACGTACAGGTGATCCGCAAAAAGCGGCGAGCCCACAAGCAACTGCTGTAAGTCAAAGTGCTCCAGCAGCAACACCTACTCCGGCTCCGGCTGCACCAGTAGCAGAAACTACAACTGATACTGGTTGGCAAGAACCTGCTCAAGCAGCAGAA